GGGTGGCGAGATAGCGCGCCTGTGCCGAGTTCGCGCTCCACCACTTCTCCGACTGTCGCAACTGAATAAAGATAGCCTCGCTAACACCGTCCCGAAGTTGGTATGCTCTCCCTGTCGGCAACACCGCCGACCCGAGTGGAAGGAATGAGAATGAGCAACACCGAGAAGGGACTCGCGTGGGGAGTCATCTCCACGACTTGCGAGTGTGAGGCTCCCGAGGGTTGGGCGGACGACTTCCCCGACACCGAGTGGCAGGGGTGCGACGGAGAGTGCTACGACGACGCCATCTACTTCGCCGAGTTGGCGTTTGGCGACACGCTCGCCGCACCGTTCGGGAGTCGCCACCTGTGGCGCATCTCCGGTCTGCCGCTGTGGGACGGTACCGCTAGCGGAGTCGCCGAGGTTCGCACCGTGCGCGAGTGGGTTCAGGCTGTGACGGTTCGTGGCGAGTGGCGGCTGGAGTGGAGCGTCACGGACAACCGGACGGTTGCGCTCCGACTGTGGCACCACGACGCTCCCACCGGAGGTTCGTTCGTGGCGACCTACCTCCCCGAGACGGACGACGACGACATCGGCACCGGTTTCGGATTCGGCAGGGAGTAGCGGAGCGTTGGGGGTGGCGGCACCGTGCCGCCGCCCCCGCCCCCGCCCCTGAATAAAGATAGCCCCCGCCCCCGTGAGCGACCGAGCGCCAAGGCAGCCCCGCAGCCGTCGTCGCCGCGCGGGGCTTCCCACGCGTGCTCGCGCGTGCGCGTGCGTGTGCGGTGAATAGGTGGCGAGACAGCGGAAGTTCCATCTCCCAGTTTTGCTTGTCGTAACGCTTGCCACGAATAAAGATAGCCGCTAACGCCGCCCCTAACTTGCTACGCTATTGGTACACCTACAACAAGGGGGCAAGTATGAAGACAGAGTTTCGTCCGGTGCTCGTGTGCGTGGACTGTCTCCACGCCTCGGCTAACGGGTTTGAGAACGGCTTTCACTCGCCGGAGGAAGACTACGCCAAGTTCACCGAGGCGTATGTTGCCGCCGAGAACCGCACGGGCGGCCGTCTGATTCCCGAGTGCTCGGAGCCCGACCACTCTATGCGTGGCGTGCCCGACCCCGATGAGCGCACCGGCTTTGGCGAGTGTGACCAAACCTTCTCGTGGAGCCGTTGCGAGTGGTGCCACTCGCACCTCGGCGGTTCTCGCCATTGTGCGACGGTCGCCGTGGAAGTTGCGGAGTAGCGACGGTCGGGGGCGGCGGTGCGAGACTGCCGCCGCCCCTACCGGCTATCTTTATCCAAGCCGCGTCACCCGTGCGGTATGAATAAAGATAGCCCCCACCCCCAGCGAGCGCGCACAGGCAAGGCAGCCCCGCCACAAGCGGTGGCGCGCGGGGCTTCCCGGATCGGAGCTTGCGCCCCGAAACGCCGAATGGGTGGCGAGACAGCGGGTTGCTAACATCGTGCCGAATGTGGTACGGTATGGCTACACCTACCGAAAGGGGAAGTAATGAGCGACAAGGGGTTTACCGTGTTCGTTGGGGGAGGTGAGGTGAATGACCACCTCTACGCCACCCTCGGCGAGGCAAGGGCAGAAGCCGCCAAGTGGACGGCTGACGGCTACGACGATGTCGGCATCGTCGCCATCGGCGGCGTGTCGGTGTGGGATTTCTTGGAACTCCCGAACCCTCGCGCATCGCACGCCCAAGCCCTCTACTCGTGGGGTCTGAACTGTGACCGGACGGGGAACCCGTTCCTTCTGTTCCTTGACCTCATCGGTTGGACGGACGACAACTACGGCGAAGAAACCCGCCTGATGGAGCGCGGTTCTCACTACGGCTACACGGAACTCGGCTACCTCGCCGACGCACTCACGGAGTACGCCGACCGTCCGCACGATGTCCGCGCGTGGGTGGACGACCTGATGGAGTGCGAGGGGGTCTAGTCTCTGCCACCGCCGCCCCCGTGGAACCCTTCCCCACGGGGGCGGCTCGGTGGAATAAAGATAGCGACCGCCCTAGTCCGTGGATAAAGATAGCCAGCCGGCCAGGGCCAAACAGCCCCGCCACACACACCGCCTCGCGGGGCTCTCCTCGCGTCGGTCGCTCGCAACGCGCTCGCCAACGGCCCGGGGTTCGGTGAATAGGTGGCGAGACAGCGGGCATCTGTGAACGGTCACGCTTGTTGCTTTTGTCTGCCGACGCTTGGTGTGCGCATCGCCACGAATAAAGATAGCCCGCTAACACCGCCACTAACTTGGTACACTGAGGTCAGCAAGTCACCAACACGAAAGGGGAAGGGTATGCTGGACACGGACAGGACCTACAAGGGGGCGATTATCCACTATCGCTACCACCGCGACGACACCACCGTGGACTACCGCCGAGGGTACGTCTCGTTCGGGGTCTACGACGAGTTCTCCGGACTGGACAGTTTCGGGGTGGAGGACGACAAGGTGTTCTACTACACCGACCTGCTGGAACTGACGGACATTCTGATGGACAAGAACAACGACAGGGAGTTCTACGTCCTTCGGTGCCGTCCGGTGGAAATGTCGGAGTTCCCAGCCCTCGTCTACGGCGACCGCCGCTAGCGACACGGTTCGCGCGGCTCGGGGTGAATCACTACCCCGGGCCGCGCGGTTCGCTATCTTTATTAGAGTGACGCGCCGCCGCTATTGGATAAAGATAGCCGCGACCCCGGGCCCCACCGACTCTTCCACCACCGTCATTACATACGGGCACCACGGGCATCGCCGCCGCCACCGCGTGAGTCGCACCATTCCCCCTCACGGTGCGCTGTCGCCGTCGTGCTGTCTCGCCACCCACTCGCACCACTCGCCGCCGCCGGTAAAGATAGCCACGGGAAAGCCCCGCGCCGAGGTGTTTTCTGCGGGGCTCTTTCAGCCCAGGCCCCACGACCGGCGAATAGGTGGCGAGATAGCGGCGCAACCGTCTTGCTAACATCGCACCGAAGGTGGTACTGTGTGGGTGTCGGCAACCGCCGACCCGACGGGAAGGGGCAAGGAATGGAAGCACAGAATAGGCTCGGGTTTCAGCACCGTGAGGTGCTGGACGAGATGGTGAACATCGCCACCGCATACCGCAAGAGTGACTGGAGGCTCCCCCGCCCCTATGCGCTCATCGGATACGCCGTGAGGAACATCGCTAGGGAAACGGGCATCAACAGCACGGAACTCAGCAACTACGTGTGGGACACGGCGCGCGAGAACGCGAGCAAGGAACAGGCGACGGCGTGACGGTCGGGCGCGGCGCACGGACACCCTCCCCCGTGCGCCGCGCCGCTCCCGTCCGTGAATAAAGATAGCGACACGGGCCCGGGGAAAAACGCGCCAAGAAAGCCCCGCACGCTTTCATTTCGCGCGGGGCTCTTTGTCCTTGGCGCGAGGCGCGCATTCGGCGAGTAGGTGGCGAGACAGCGCGATGCTAACACCGCGCCTAAGGTGCTAAGGTTCCTGTTGCTAGTCACCTACTAACGGAAGGAAACGAAATGCCCACTACCGAAACGCTGGACACCACGGTCGCCACGGCGATCGCGGAAGGGTCGCTCGCGGACATCGCGACGATCATCAGGCGCGACCTGCGCGCACAGGGAAAGGCGGTGCCGTTCGGCGCGGCGCCCTACCTTGACGCGATGGGCACGCTCAACACCATCAGCGACCACTACGGGCTGGATAGCGCGCGTTCCATCGTCGCGTACCTGCTGGGGAACCTGAACACCTATCGCGGTGCGGTCGCCCGTGCGGTGAAGGCTGAACTGAAGGCGCGCCTGAAGGGATAGCGGTCGGGCGTGGCGCGCGGAACCCTCCCCGCGCGCCACGCCACCCCCGCCCACTAATAAAGATAGCGACCCAGCAAGAGCCAGGACAGCCCCGCAGTCAGCACCGGCTCGCGGGGCTCTCCCCGCCGTTCGCGTCGCTCGCGGTGGTGGCTCGGGTGAATAGGTGGCGAGACAGCCCGAGTTCCAGCCCACGTCATCGCGTACGGGCGTGTTCTCGCGTTCACCTGAAATAAGATAGCGCGCTAACAGCGTGCCTAATGTGGTACGGTTCTCTCGTTGGCAATACAGCCAACCCAACAGGAAGGGTTACGTGTGAAGACATCTCACAGGGGTGGCAACACAGGGGTCGTCTATGTGTTTGAGCCCACAGGTATGGACGTGTTTGACCGGCGCGCGCATCAGCCTAAGGCCGGAACGCTCGTCGTCAAGACCCAGCCGATGGGGTGTCCGCCCAATGGCACTATGGGCCACGTCTACGTCAAAGACGCAACTACGGGCGAGTTCTATGGCCTAGTTCTTGCGGCATCTCTCCGCAAGGTTGCGCCCTAGCGTAAGTTCCGGCGCGCCCTTCCCTGCGTGGTGGTCGGGACGGGCGCGCCACTCACGCCGTGAATAAAGATAGCGACCGACGAGTGGGCGACGAAAGCCCAGAGCAGCCCCGCAACCGAGCGTGTTGCGCGGGGCTTCTTGGCGCGGGTCGCTCGTGTGGCTTGGGCGAATAGGTGGCGAGACAGCGGCGGCACCGTCTTGCTAACACCGTGCCGAAGGTGGTACGCTGACGGTGTCGGGCAAGGGGCTCGGCAAGGGAGGTAATGCGATGGGGTCAGGGTACAACCTGCCGGACGGGTGCTACGACAGCGACCTGCCCGGTTACTACGATGAGGAAGAGACCGTGGAGTTGGACTGCCCGGAATGCGGTCGCACGTTCACGACGGACGTGTGCTACGACAGGCGTGACGACGACTATCAGGTCACGTGCGAGACGACGGACGGCGGGTGCGGTGCGGAGTGGAGCGAGTACACGCCGCACGGATACTGTCGGGCAGAGTCGGCAGAGATGCGAGACGACGACGACCGCTACGACGCCCAAGACCACCCCCGCTACTAGCGGGAGCGGCACCGGCGGGCAGGGTCAAACCTGCCCGCCGGTACACCGCACCTAATAAAGATAGCCCCCGACCCCGTGGGCGACCACGAGTCGGGGTAGCCCCGCGACCGAGTGCGTCGCGCGGGGCTTCCCGGCGCAGGTCGTTCGCACGGGTGCGCCGAATAGGTGGCGAGACAGCCCACGCTAACATCGTCCCTAACGTGGTATGCTCATGGCATGAACAACGACAACGACAGCGAATACACGGACGACATGGATCCCAACGATCCGCACGATCGTTACATGATGTTCTTCCTCATGCGTCCGCTGAACGACGACAGGGAGGGACTGACCACCGAGGAAGCGGAAGACGGAATGAACACGGCGCACGCCGTAATCCGTCAGACGCTCGCACGTGGACTTGACGACAGCGAACCGGAGTGGATCGTGAATATCACCGTTGATGCGCTCGCAACAGCCGGACACGGCGCACGGTGGTACCGCACGGAATGGCGTAGGTTGGTGAACGACGACCTGAATCGACTGATGAGGGACTAGGCGAACGGGCGGGCGGGGGAGACCCTGCCCGCCCATGCCGATCTAATAAAGATAGCCCCCGACCCCGTGAACGAGCGCGAGCCGAGATAGCCCCGCTGGACACAGCGTCGCGCGGGGCTCTTTGGCTCAGCCGCTTGTGTGGCTCGTGCGAATAGGTGGCGAGACAGCGGGCGGCCCGGGGCGCTAACATCGTCCCTAACTTGGTACGCTTCACCTGTCGGCAACCGTCGACCTAAGCAAGAGGGAGGAAGTATGGCAGTTGAGTTCAGGCGCATCGGAGACAAACGCTATTCCGTAGTGGGCACGACTCTGGAAATCTGCGCAGACGAGTGGTATTGCCCACTAGACGAAGTCCGGTCTCCCCGGGTTGAGTGGGTAGTGGTCGATACCGCAACCGGTTGGCGGGCGTTTGACGGCGAGGGACACGAAACGCTCGCAGACGCCAAGTATTACGCCGCTCGCAACATTCAGCGCCGCCGGTAGTCAGTCGCTCCGCCCGCCTATCCCCTCGGGCGGGCGGAGCGACCCGCACGCTATGAATAAAGATAGCGACGCACCCAGCGCCGAGACAGCCCCGCCAACAGCAGCGCGGCGCGGGGCTTCCTGGCGGCGGCGCGGTCGCACGGTTTCGCTGAGTAGGTGGCGAGACAGCGCGCGCGTGGGTTCTTGGCGTTCTTGTCGTAGTGCGCGCTTGCCACGGATAAAGATAGCGCGTTGCTAACACCGTGCCTAAGGTGGTACGATTAGGTCACCTACTACCAAAGGGGGCAAGTATGAAGACAGATGACCGTATCCGCGAGGGTCGCGTATGCGACCCGCGCACCGTCGCCGAGCAGATCGGCGTGATGACGATCCTCGCCATCTCCGGCGGTCGCGTGATGGTGATCCGCGACGCGGACGGCGAGAGCATCGGGATCGCGTTCCCGTGCGGCGATCAGCGCACCGTGGAAGTCACGCTTGACTTCTCCGACACCTACACCGTGCGCCGGTACCGCGAGATCGTGCGCGGCGCGCGTCGCGGCGACATCGTGACCGAGTTCCACGCGGACGACATCTACTGTGACCAAGTCGCAGATGTCGCCTACACCGCGTCCTGCTGGAAGTAGGGACGCGCGAGATCGCTGCCCCCGTGCCGGTCACCCCTTCCGCCGGCACGGGGGCGCGGCAAGTGAATAAAGATAGCCACCGAGTCAGCCAGGGGGGATAGCCCCGCCAGCGTGGTTGCCGCGCGGGGCTTTCCTGGCGCGAGGCGCAACGGCGTGCGCGACGAATAGGTGGCGAGACAGCCCACGCTAACACCGCTACGAAGTTGGTACGCTTCACCTGTCGGCAACCGCCGACCTGACTGGAAGGGGCAGTAATGAACATTACCGACTTGGTCTTGCGCGGGGATTACCACTCGCGTGAGCGCGAGACGACCGTGGAGTGGCGCTCGCCCAACCTTGATTGCGAGGTGGACGGGCGTAACGACCGCTACGGGGTCATGATCCGACTCACCGCACGGCACGACACGAACCGCAAGCACTTCGTTGCGAGCCTGTCGCGCGTTCACTACAACTACCGTGGCGGGTTCACCGCGTTCCTCTACACGCCGTCCGACCAAGTGACCTACCCGTGGGTGACGGTCGCGTACCGTCCTGTCGCGCGCTACTCAGCGAAGGCGCTTCGGGAGTTCTTCACGGATACGCTCACGCGCCTTGACCTGACCGACGACACGACCGTTCGCGGAATGCTCGCGGAGGCGCACGCCTTCACCGCCTGACCGACCGCGCCGTCCCTGACCGACCCGATATGGTTGGGGACGGCGCACGGTCGCGCTACTAATAAAGATAGCCCCCACGGAGCCAGGGCAACCCAGCCCCGCCGACAACCGCGCCACGCGGGGCTTCCTGGCTTGCGCCCGTGTCTAGTGCGCCGAAACGGTGGCGAGACAGCCGCACGCCCAGGGCGCTAACATCGTGCCGAACGTGGTACTCTCTCACTGTCGGCAATCCGGCCGGCAAGGAAGGGAGGTAATGAAGTGGAGACGGTGTATGAATCATGGCGAGTGGTCGCCGAAATGAACTACCGGGACGACGACCCCGGCGATACGGCGATCTACTACAACGTCGTTAGCACCGACATCCAGACGTTCAGCCTGGCAAGCGCGATTGAGAAGGCCAAGGATTGGGCGTGCGAGTTGCGCGACCATCACCGAGTCAGCCTGTCAATACTCTTCGTCGCCCAGGGGACTGACATCCTCTGGACGTGGGACGGAGAAGAGTCCATCGACTAGCGACACGCCGGGGCGGGCAAGGAATACCCGCCCCGGCACGCCGGCCAGTGAATAAAGATAGCCCCACCACCATAGACAACGCCACCAAGGAGCCCCGTCGGGCCGGGTCGCGCGCGGGGCTTCTCGCTCGCTATCTTTACTCACGGGCGAATAGGTGGCGAGACAGCCCCTCGCCGAGTTGCTAACACCGTGCCGAAGGTGGTACGCTTCTGTTGTCGCCGGAAGGGTTCCAGCGACAGGAAGGGGTAGCAATGTTCACCACCGAGCAGTTCGCCAAGTTGGCGGAGGAGTTGGAGGCACTCGCCGATCGTGCGACGGCCGCCGAGGCCTCCGTCACCGAGGCGCAGTCCAACCTCAGCGACGCCGAGTACGAGTTGGCGGATATCCAGTCCGAGATCAAGTCGCTCGTCAAGTCCATCACCGAGGCGATCAAGGAGGACGAGACCGCCCAGTAGCAATAAAGATAGCCCCACCCCAAAGGCGAGGCCGGTCGTTCCCAAGTGGAGCGACCGGCCTTGCCGCATTTCCGACCCTAATAAAGATAGCGCCAGCACAGCCCCGCCAGCCACGCCGCCGCGCGGGGCTCTTCCCGTCGTGCGCGCGCATCGACCTCGGCCCGGGGTGAATGGGTGGCGAGATAGCAACGCTAACACCGGCACTAAGTCGATACGCTTGGGGCATGACACACACACCACCACGGATCAGAAACGAACACTGGCAGAGGGAGTACGGATACGGCGACTACATGCGCTACGAGACCGGGGCATACCGAGTCTGCGAGTATCGCGAGATCATCTGCCAAGTCGAAGAGACCTTCGTCGGGCTTGACGATGAGTTGCAGCCGGTCGAAATGACTCAGTTCCGGCTGACCGTATGGCGCAACGGCGTGGAGTCTGCGGAGATGTATCCCACGACCGACCTGCTCGCCTGCCGCATCGACTACCTACTGGATCACGAGCACGGCGTAGCCTACGACGACGGTATCGGGTTCGCCGACTAGTACCGGCGTAGCGCGCCCGTCCCTGCCACGGTGGGGACGGGCGCACGTCCGTACTGGAATAAAGATAGCGAACCACCGGGAAGTGACGAAACTTGGAACCAGCCCCGCGCGCCGAGTCGCTCGGCGGGGCTTCTTGGCCGCGCGGCCGGACGGCGACGGAGCATCGACCGCTAACATCGCACCTAAGATGGTACGGTATGGGCATCGGCAACACCGCCGATACGGAAGGGAGAGAGGGAATGGCGACAGTCATCAACTACCCGGGGTCGAACATCGACGGCGCGCGGGTCTTGCGAATCGACTGCCAAGAGACGGACGGGTACATCGCCGTCAAGCTCTACAGTTGGGGCGCGATGCGTTTTCAGACGCTCATCATCGTCCGCGAGGAATGGCTTCGCGAGACCGAGTAGCGCGAGTCGAACGGGCGGCGGTGGGGAGACCTGCCGCCGCCCACGCGCGCACGAATAAAGATAGCGGTGGGGCAGCCCCGCGAGCCGAGCCTCGGGGCGGGGCTTCTTGCTGGCTATCTTTATTGAGCGGCGAGTAGGTGGCGAGATAGCGCGCGGCAGAGTTGCTAACATCGTGCCGATGGTGGTATGCTTCTGTCGTCGGCAACAAGGCCGGCACTGAGCAAGGAGGGGCAAGTAATGGAGACCATCGCAACCTACGCGGTCGTGGACCGCAACGGGGTGCGCCACACGGTGCGGCTCGGCAAGGACGCGCTCGGGTGGAGCCTGACCTACAAGGCCGGTGACGCGACCGTCGCGGAGTGGACGGGGCACGCCGGTGAGGGCAACACCAACTCGGCGCTTCGCACCTACGGGCTCATCATCTCGGCGGTCGCGCTCTTCGGTACGCAGGTCGCCTAGCACCGAATAAAGATAGCCCGCCAGACCGACAGGCCGGTCGTCCCCTCGGGGGCGACCGGCCTTCGTCGTGTTCGGGGTCTGAATAAAGATAGCCACCACACAGCCCCGCTGATCTTCATTCTTGGCTGATGCCAGACCCGTGGCGCCGGCCGACACAGGCACCCTCCGGAGCGACGCAGTCGCGGAGCGGGGCTTATAGAACTTTGATCAGATGCCCAGCAACCCATCGCGCGACAGGTGTGGCGACACCATTGCCGCACTGGCGAAAGCGATGCGAATCGACCTGCTCTTTGCCATCGGCGCGCCATCTTGTGTGGTCGGGTGGCCACCCCATCAAGGCTTCGCACTCCACGGGTGTGAGGCGACGCACTGTCATCGCTGCCTCTGTCCCGGCGCTGCCATCAAGCGCAACCGAAGGCGGCTGCTGTGTTGATTTGAGCGGCGGCGTGATGTCGCTGAAGACGAGGGCGTTTGATCCGAACTGCGTGTCAAACGAGAGCGGGGCTTCTGTACTTACGATGGCTGTCGTGGTGCGCACATCGCCGAGATCAAACTGGTTGAGCGTGTTCGTGACTTCGCCTTCGTTCCACGTCTCGTGGTCCTCGGTGGTCTGCGCTCGGCGCGACTTGACGAACGGCTGCACGATGAGTTTGCCTTCGTTGACGAACTGGTTTGACCCCCACTTGTCAAAGTCGTAGGTATTGAGGGATCCAACGATCTCCTGTGCCGGCTCCACGACAGTGGTCAGCGGTCCCTTGGTGTCGCGAGCGGACAGTGGAATCGCTACGTCTGTTTCGACCCAGCCGCCGAAACTGTTCTTTCCAAAGCCAACCGCAGGCGCTCCGGGAGCACCTTTCCCCTTCTTTGTGCCCTTCTTAGAATCCCCTCGCATGCCTTGGCTGACAGGAAGTAGCGGGTCGGGACAGTTTGCGGCGGCTGAAGGATCAAGGATAGAGACGATGAACACGCGCCTTCGTCGCTGGGGGACTCCGAAGTATTGAGCGTCCAGCACCGCCCATTCGACGACCATCGCCCCTGCTTTGGCCATTTCATCAAGGACGACCCCGAAGTCAGCACCTCCGTTGGAAGTAAGTGCTCCGACGACGTTTTCCCAAACAACTGCCCTTGGATAGGTGTTTGCTGTTGCATCTCGCATCTCCTTGACGATTCTCATTGCTTCGTGGAAGAGGATTGATCGCTCCCCGGATAGTCCGGCTCGCTTGCCCGCCACGGAAAGATCTTGGCACGGCGACCCGAAGATAAGTACGTCCACGGGAGGTAGTTCAGCGCCATTGACGTCGCTGACGTTCCACCATTTTGGCACATCGGGCCAGTGCTTCTGGAGGATTTGCTGACAGTGCTTGTCCCATTCGACTTGGAACTGGCACTCGTAGCCAGCCTGGTCAAAGCCCATGTCAAATCCGCCGACGCCGGCGAACAACGACCCGTAGGTCGGTTTACTTGTCACGCGGGTCGGTCTCCTCCGCCGGGTCCTTGCGCCACTTGTAGGGCTGGTAGTACGCCTCCACGGCAGCCTTCATCTCGTCGTCCTCGTAGACACGAACGATGTGCTGACACGGATCCATGCCTTCGATCTGCTGCGCTTCCTCGCTCTCCGAGGAAGGAACGCCATCATGGGTGGCGCAGACAACTGGCCCACACCAGCCGGAGGCGATTCCAACGCTGAGCCAGTCGTTGAAGGAGAGCCCGCCCCACAGCGGCTTTGGGTCGTTTTCTCGCATCAGAAGAGCCAGAAGATCACTTGCGCGGCGGTTGCTGCGACGATTCCGATGATCACCGAGATCATCACGATTGCTGCGATTTCTTTGTAGTCAATGTTATTCATCATGTTCCTCCTACGACCCGAACTCTACACGACGCTCGTCGTAGATGGGGAACTATGGCGTTGCGGGTTCAGCCTCCGCAGCACTTGCGGCGTGCTCTGCGCGCTGGCCGCGCCGGCTTACGCACCTCACCAACGGGGACTACCCGTGTGACCGCATTGATCTTTGCTTCGCTATTTTCTGATGTCTTTTTCTTTGCCATGCGACTATTGTCGCACAGCCGTCGCTCAGAACAGCGGAATGTCGTTGGCGCTCGTCTTGCCCGTACAGAACTTGTGCTTGTACTCAAAGAGTTCCTCGGAAACTTCCGAGATTGTCTTGCCGGTTCCCTTGAGCCAGACGATGGCCTTGCGCTCCGTGGTGGCGTCGCTGGGCCGTACCTCAAGCCCACAAACGCTGCACGTATACAGATTGGGCATTCTCGGCATTTGTTGCTACCTCCACAGTCCGAGCGGGCATTCCGCTTGGACGAGTTTAGTCTTGAGGTGCATCAAACACCCACATTGCCGACACTGATTTGTGGGCTTGATGAGTTCTGGGCACTGCTTACAGATGGCGAACCGCTGCTCCGAGATTTCAAACGGAACATAGTTTTTACGCCGAAACAAATGGTAGGGACGCGCCTTCTTGCCCACTTTGTCTCGCTTGTACGCCTCGCCCATAACGCCTCCGGTTGTCCCGTACCTATCTATGGCACGGGTATCATCGTAGCGTGCGCCTGTACCTTGACCGCGATCAAATCGTCCTTGACTTCCCGTTTGACCGCGAGCAAGTGGAAGAACTCAAGATGATCCCCGGCGCTAAGTGGGACAAGTTAGCTCGCCTCTGGACGGTGCCGATTACCTCAATGGCCGAGGCGCGCCAGTTCGCAATCAAGCACAACTTTGACGTGACCATTGACGCTCTCAAGTTCACGGTTCCTCCTCCCATCTCACGCTCTGCTCGCGTGTTTATGAAGGACGGCACAATCTTCATTCGTATCGCCTACGAACGCGTGATCATCAAGGAAGTCAAAAAAATACCCGCAGTCACGTGGGACGCCAAGGAATACTCGTGGAAGGCTCCAATGGCGTCCATTCAGAGCGTCATTGAGTGGGCGAAAAACTTTGACGTACCCGTGGACAACGACGTACTTGCCGTAGCGAGCGAGGTAACGGCAAGGCTCAACGAGTTCATTGACGCTTCGCGCTCAACTGACGCCGATGTGGTCATTCCCGCACTACAGGGTGAGTTGCTTCCGTATCAGAAGGCGGGCGTTGCCTACGCCTCACGTGCGAAGCGAACATTCATCGCAGATTCGATGGGATTAGGGAAAAGTTTGGAATCTATTGCCACTATGGAGTATTGCTCAACAGCGTCCGATGTGTACCCCGTAGTCGTCGTATGCCCTCCATCACTAGTACTCAACTGGAAGGCGGAGTGGAACAAGTGGCTCCCGCATCGCACGGTCGCCACGGTCACTAACCGCAAGGACTTCCCCGAGGCTGGCTCGTACGACGTCGTGGTCGTCGGATACAGCAACATCACGCATTGGGAGAAGCAACTGTCGCGCCACCACTCGTACATCTTTGACGAGAGTCACTACGCAAAGTCGCCGGCCGCCAAGCGCACCAAGTCTGCGATAAAGATCGCAAAGACGGCACACAAAGATGGGCTCGTCCTCTGTCTCACGGGAACACCCGTGACGAACCGCCCGAACGAGTACGCATCGCAACTGGACATACTCGGTCGCCTCAAGGACTTCGGTGGACTATGGGGCTTCTACCGGCGCTACTGCGGAGCATTCCAAGACAGGTTCGGGCAGTGGAACATCAGCGGACACTCACACCTTGACGAACTCAACGACCGTCTCCGTGGCTCGTGCTACATCAGGCGCACGAAGGATCAGGTTCTCTCGGAACTGCCACCCGTACTCCACAGTCGGCTCGTCGTGGAGGGCGATGTTGCGCTGATGAAGGAGTATAAGAAGGCGGAAGAGGACATCATTCGCTACATCGCGGAGCGCGCCAGGGAACTCGCGAAGGAGCAGGGCAAGTCGTCGTACGGCGCTGCGTTCGCGGCAGTCATTCGCGCAGAAGCGAACGAGCACCTCGTGCGTCTCTCCGTGCTTCGCCGGCTCGCGGCAAAGGCGAAGATGGAAACAGCCATTGAGTGGGTTCAGGAGCGCATCAACGACGGCAAGAAGGTCGTCATCGCCGCCCACCACCGAGACATCGTGGACGACTTCGCACGGCGCTTCGGTGGGCTAAAGATCCAAGGCGGAATGTCGGTTGAGGACGTGGAGGAGAACAAGCGCAAGTTCCAGACGCTGAGCGTTGAGGACGCACCCGTGATCGTGCTCTCCATACAGGCGGCGAAGACCGGACACACGCTCACGGCATCGGAGGAGTGTCTGTTCGTGGAACTCCCGTGGACGCCGGCCGACGTAGACCAGACGTACTCGCGACTCCACCGCATCGGACAGAAGGGCTCGGTGACGGCGACCTACCTGCTTACGAATGGAACGATTGACGAGGAGA